AAATTCGGGAATGGCGAACAGGTTAAGTTTTTTAATGTTGTGGGGTATCCATTCGAGGCTGCTGATGATTATTCAGAGTTATTGGAGTCATTGCGGTTAGCGGATGATAAGGTTAATGGAGAGGGAAAAATGTCTTGCCTTTTTGGGTTTACACCTTTTCGGGCCATGCCTGCAACCCCGGCGGCGTTGTGGCCTATGCCTCAGCGTGATTTTCGACGACAATCAATTTCTCATCAACTTAAAAAACATACAATGCCTGGCAATGTGTTTTTCCAAGGCGAATCAATATGGGCGGTGGAATGGATGGGCACGGATTCTTTATCTGGTGTTATTTTGGATGCGATTGCTTTGCGTGGTAGTGAGAAAGATATTGAAAATGTTGGTAAAATATCCAGAACTAAAAAATTTTGGACGGCTTCAGCAAAAAATAAAGAAGCGACATTGAGGCAATATTTCGATGTTGATTTTTTAATGGGGGAGTTTTCATTGGATACGTATCCGGTTAATTATCTTCACGGATACATATCCAATGAAAAGATTATGAGGCATATTTGAGGGTTGAAATCTTTTTTGATCGATCCTCGTTTTCAACACCGTTTCACCTTTTTCACCGTTTCAACAATAAACCGCCTCAGTTTTTCAGCGGCAGAAATTCCCTCTTTATCCGCAATGAATTTAAATTCTTTCCATTCCTGGGGCAGGTTCCTGAGTATGTAATTTTTTTGTTTCATTTTTTCCTCCGTTTTTCAAGGTTGATGTTCGCCCCTTTTCTTTTTCCGCCCATAGTCATTAATCAGCCTCTGTTATTTCAACGAGTTCAAATCCAAAAGGCGCACCAAACTGGCATTGGCCATAACTATTACCATCGTTATCAACCCAACACTCAAGCCCATAGCTTGAGTCAGGAGAATCCGTAGTGCTTTGCACATCAAGGATATCGCCAGTCATAATGTTTTTAATCTTTGCTTTCATAACTTCCCACCCCTTTTTTTACAATTTGTTAATTTTTATGGCTTTTTTAAGGTCTTCCAGCGTCCAACCTTGATCCATTTTTTTTTGGTAAAACTGTTGACTTGGTTAGCCGATAATTAACTCGATGACTTTACGGTCGATAATCAGGTCTTGCAGATGCAACATACTGATTTCCGGCTGTCCCTCAACCGTCACCATGGAGTTTCCGTGATCGACTGAAACAACCTTGGCGATTATGTCACCAGATTTAAGAGAGTCGCCAATTTTGATGTTTTTAATTTTTTGACTGATTTTGTCTTCGATTTTTTTCATTTTTTTTCTCCTGTTAAATTGTTAGCGTTTGTTGTTTTTCCCTCGCTCTGATTACACTATATATAATGATAATCTTGATGTCAAGCATTATTTTCAAAAAAAGTGATTTTTTTTGGTTTTTTTTTATAAATACAACATATTGTGTCCAGTGGAATTGTAACCACAAAACAACAGCTAAAAAAATCTTTAAAAAAGCCTGTCAACCGAAAATAACCCCATTCTGACCTGAAATACCCCCATTCTGACCTGAAATACCATCAAATAGTCAAAACGGCCAAAACCTCGTGTTAAGTTCAGGCCATACGTAAGACGTTTTATGGCCTGAACCTGTAGCATGGGGGAAACTATGTCGTGGTAACAAAAAAGAAAACAAAACCCACCAAGAAAAAAACCACCAGAAAAAAGCCTATTGAAAAGCCTGTGTTAAAGTCCGTGATTCCCGAACCAGCGGAAAGTGAAAATACCAAGGCTGAACCGGGATTTGACCGGATTTTCAGGTCAGGGAATTCGGGGAAAAATGCGGTTTGTCCGAAATGCGGGGCGTTTCCGACCATAACCAAAATCAGGCGGCCTGGGTATGAATTGCGGCGATGTCGGGAGTGTGGCCACCGGTTTGAAATCCGAATAGAGGGTTAAAAACCATGGCTTTTACAACGTGGGCGGCGCTGAAAACGGCCATTCTTGACGCCATTGCAAATCATGTAGCGGGCACGCCTTGCACCGGGGAATATGAGGTTGATGGGCAACGGATGAAATACCGGTCGTTTGATGAATTGGAACGGCTTTATGATTTTGCCTGTAAACAGGCGGCCAAGGCGTCACGCACCCGGCGATCATTCGGACGGTTTCGGAGGTTCCAGTAATGGCGAAGAAAAAAAAGGCCGGATTACTGGCCCGGATGTTTCCGATGTGGGCGCTTAAAAGAAATATCGCTCGGGCTCGTTTTGAACGGCTGGAAAAATTCCGGTCACTTGATGCGGTGGGCGGTGGGCGTTCCCGGTATTCCTTCCCTTCTACTTCAATGAATATCAATTCAGAGGTTGCCGACAATATTGTTGGCTTGCGTGAGCAGATCCGGCGGTATGAGTTGGAAAATGGGAATGTTGCCGGGGCTTTTCGGCGGCTAAAAAAAAACGTGGTTGGCCATGGTATTCGGTTGAATTCTGAAATTACGGCAGATCCGGACGGCGGCAAATCATTTTTAAAAATTTCTGACATTCAGGCTGAGGCTGCAAACAACGCTGCTGAAAAGTATTTCAATAAAGCGTGGAACAAGCAGGCAGACAAGCGGTTAATGCTTCCTTTTTACGGGGCTGACGGCATTCAGGGAATTGTAGAACACGCCCTGATCCGTGACAATGAGTGCCTTGTGGTCGGCAGGACTTCGGCCAGGGTTGACAGGCTTATTCCGTATTGCCTTGAGGTTTTAGAAGCTGATCGATTGCAAACGCCACCGGGCGAGTTCAAAAATCCGAATATCGAAAACGGGATTTTATTCGATTATGAAGGAGCCCCGAAGTCCTATTTTGTTTTAAGGCAACATCCCGGCAGCACCATTTCCGGTTTGCGTGATGATGATTTTGAAGAAATACCGGCTTACAACGACAACGGCACGAAAAAAGTCATGTTCCTGTTTAACCCGATCAGGCCGGAGCAGACAAGGGCGTTTTCGTTGATGGCATCAGCGTTAAAAGATGTTCAGGACGTTGACAGATACATGGAAGCTGAAAAGTTGGCGGCGCTGGAAGATGCTTGCATGTTCGGGACGGTGACCACCGATGATCCTGACGGATGGGACGGCGAAAACGTGACGACCGAAGATAAGGAATACGACCGAATCCATGAGTTTTCGCCTAATACAGTCAGCTATCTTCAACCCGGCGAAACAATGGATGTTCACCGACCGGTCAGGCCCGGCAACCAGTTTGACTCATTTCTTGATCAGGTATGGCGTGGGCCTGCCAACTCTTTAGATATCCCGCCTGAAGTGTTTTTACAGAAATGGAACGGCATGAACTATTCAAATGCCCGGACGGTTTTGCTTCAATTCTATACTACTTGCCGGGAACGTCAACGATTTTTAATTAATAATCTAAACATTCCTGTTTATGAAAATGTATTCCGGGCGTTCGTAACGAAAGGGCTGGTCAAGGCACCTTCTTTTTTTAGCAATCAATATGACTGGCTTGAACATTCATGGATTGCCCCCGGCTGGCAATGGGTTGACCCGGCAAAAGAGGCGAAGGGCAAGGAAACAGAGGTTGAGCTCGGAACTGAGAATATTTCAGATATCATACTTTCTCAAGGCGAAGATCCAAAAATTAAACTTGAGCGGCGGGCCAGGGAAAAGAAATGGATTAAAGACCTTGAGGCGAAATATGACGTTGAGCTTTTCCCGGAGAAACGGGCAGAAGCTGGCCCGGTAGAGCCAGAAAGCGAGGATAAAGAAGATGAATAAAAGCGAATTGTTTTTCAGGTCCATGGCGATTGACGGGGTTGAAGTGGATGAAAAGGCCAGAGAATTAACGGTTTCTTTTTCGTCAGAGAACCCGGTTGCCCGCCGATATTATGGCGATGAAATTCTGCTACATGGTGAAAAGAACGTTGATCTTGAATATTTAAACTCAGTCGGTTCAGTGCTTCGGCGGCACAATGGCGATCTGGTTGACATTATTGGGCCTGTCAAAAAGGTATGGTTGCAAGACCGGCGAGGCATGGCGGTTATCGGGTTTGATGAAGATGAAAACGGCAATACAGCCATGCAGAAAATCAAGGCGGGAAGCCTCAGGGGTATTTCTTTTGGGTATCAGATTAGCAAAGGCATTCGGCTTGATGAAGAATCTGACGCATGGGTAGACCCTGAAACTAAGCGGGAGTATAGCGGCCCGGCTGTCATTGGTATTGAGTGGCGGCCTCATGAAATCACATTAACACCAATCCCGGCTGATCATACAGTCGGATTTAACCGGTCAATGGTTGAAAATATTCAGTTTGAAAACCAACAACGAAAACAAATGGAGGTAATTGAAATGGAAGATAAGGAAATCAGAAAACTTGTAAAAGACACCGTTACGGAAGCAATCGGGAGCTTACCGAAACCGTTGACAGCCGAAGAACTGGCGAACACGGTAAGAAGCATTGTAAAAGAAGAATCAACCCCGAAAATTCAGGTTGACCGGGACACCCTGGCCGATCTGTCAAGCCGGGCAATGGCTGTGTCGGATGGATGCAAATCAAAGGTGTTCGACTTGGCCCTTGAGGGCCGGTCTCACGTTGAAATGCTGAACTTTATCAGTGACGAAGCTGTTAAAGACCCGGATGCAAGACGCAAAAAAAGTGCCGGCGACGAACATCACGAAGATGGACCCGGTGATCAGAAATACCGGAAAGTGGATGAAATTCCGGACGAAATGTTTGCCGGGGCTTTCCGGCGGTAGGTAATTAATTTTTAACGTTTAATTTTTTTTGGAGGACACCAAAAATGGCAGACAATAAATATCCGTTCGTAAAAAACCTTTTAGGCGCTGGCGATCCGCTGATTATGCCCATGAAGTGTGCGGCGGGAAGCACCCGGACGTTTAAAGCCGGTGAAATTTTAACCTTTAACGAGAACTCCGGCGTTGTGACCGCCGTTGATGCGGTTGCGGATGCGGTTTATAGCTTGGTAATTGCCGCAGAGGAACAGAAAGCCGATGATCCGGCCCGTTATATTCCATGTTTTATGTTGCGAGAGGGCGATGTTTTCGAGTTTGCCCTGGCTGCCGCAGACGCCATTGAATATGGCGAGGGGTTAACGTTGACCGCTTCGCAAAGCCAACAGTTGACCGTTGATGTTGACGGGGTGTGTGTGGCGCATTCTATTGGCACCGATAACGTGCCTCAGGTCGGTACGACCATCATGAGCAAGTCTTACGTTCAGGCGATTTTCAATAAAGAGTTTTCTTATCTGTATAAGAACATTCTGCAAAAGAACCTGAAAAAGAACATGGCGAAAACAGCAGCCTACACTGTGACTCTTGAAGATTGCGGGGCAACCATTACCAATAAAGGCGCAAGCGGATCAGTAACTCTAACCGCCCCCGATGCGGTTGTTCCGGTAGGTTTTAATTTCAGACAGTCGGCTATGGCTGATGAAGTGTTCGTGTTTGATCCGAAACCGGACACGGCCAAATGTTACATTAAGGGCGGTGCTCAGGCTGCCGGTAAGTATGTTTCGATAACCGACATTGGCGACTGGATTGACTGGGAATGGGACGGAACTGACTGGCTTGGTACTGCATCTATTTCCGGAGCTGATGGCGATATCAGCGTTGAGGGATAACGGCTAAAAAATTAAATAATCTGGCGGCGGGGAGACTTGCCGCCTTTTACGGAGGAAAAAAAAATGGCGAGAAAATTAATATCAAGCGGCATTTCTTACGGCGATGGATTCAACATGGGTGATCTGCGGGAAATCGCAAAAAAGCACCCGGTTGAATTCATGCGAAAAGCCGATGAACTGATCAATGACGGCAAGTTGACCCTGGGCGATATGCTGGCAGACAGCAAATCCTTTTTCCGGGCGTTTTCAGATATTGAGGTCCCGATCACCATTGCCGATGAACTGGCCGATGGTGGGCAGAGAGCCATTACCACGAGCGCCATGCCGGTCTTGACCGGAACGGCGGTGGTAAAAATGATCAATGACCGGTATCAGGAAATTCCCACAATCGGGCAGGAGTTGGTTCAGGAATTCGATGATAACAAAAAAATTACGACCATTGCGGCGATTCTCAACGAGGATAAAAATGTTGATGAAGTTAAGGAAACCGAAGAGTTCCCGGAAATCGGCGCAAGCGAAGAAACCGTTGAAATCAGGCATCGGAAAAACGGGCGCAAGCTGACGCTTACCACCGAAATGATCAAAGAAAACGATGCGCCTAATTTCTTGATGCGGGTTAATGCGCTGGCCGAAATTGCCAATGATTATGTCGAAGAACTGACCCTGAAACGGGTCACGGATCACCACGGATCTGCGGCGGCACCGGCTGAACCGTATGCTTACCGACCTGAAGGAACCGGGACTCAGCTTTATAATGCAACGGAGAACTATCCCGGAACCAGAGCACCGAGTGGCACCAGGGTCAACTCCAACCCGTTTGTCGATGAAACCGACCTGGAAAATGTCAGGACGGTTTTGGCGGCCATGAAAAACAGCCGGGGTAAACGAATTGGTATTCCTCAGTCTGAAAGGATTTTGCTGGTTCCGGATGCACTAATCGGAGCGGTTTCCAAAGTCTTGAACTCCGAATATGTACCCGGCGTTGAAAACGAGGTATCCAACTGGGGGCCAAAAGGCCGGTGGAATATTCCGCCTGAAAGATTGCTTTCCAGCCCGAAACTCGATGATCTGTCAACGTCTGCCTGGTATTACGGCGCTTTCAAGCGTCAGTTTATGCGAAAATGGAAGATTCGGTTCACTTATGTGACCCTGGGGCAGAACACGCAGGCATATCTTGACCGGGATATCGCTTTCCAGGCCCGGATTTCATGGGATTGTGAGGTCGGGGCTACGGATTATGTATGGGTAGTTCAGTCTTTGGCGGCGACAACTGCACCTGCTGACGAGTAATCTGAATTAACAATCAATCAAATTGATAAAATCCGGGGTGAAATACCCCCGGATTTCATGAGGCAAAAAAATGAAATATAAAAATTTTTTATTTGTCGGCCTGGCGCTGGTTTTAGGTGTGACCCTTGCCTGGGCCGGAACGGTATCTGAAAAGCCCTACGGCATTGCGTTTCCGAAATGGTACGGGTATTCATCTGGGGCAAAGTCAACCTATTATCTAGAACATCCGACCCTGACCGCAAATGATCAGGTTGTGACCGAAGATGCGACTCAAACCCTGACGAATAAGGCCTTGACCAGTCCGACGATTACCGGCGGGTCGGTTTATTCGATAACATTAAATGGTGAAGATATTGCCGATGATACGATTGACGATGATTCAATTGATTTCACCGATGTAACCTTATTGGACTTCGGCCTTGCAATTACTCATGATACCGCAGGTGAACTTGATGCTTTATATGAGGCAGAGCTTGATGATTCTGCTGGATTATTGGCGGCGCTGGATGACGAAACCGGATCCGGGGTGGCTGTTTTTTCGACATCTCCCTCTTTAGTAACTCCAATTCTCGGCACAATCACATCAGGCGTTGGGACGGCTTTAACCGCTCTTAATGGCGAAAACATCCAAGACGATACCATTGACGAAGATGCGTTCCAGTTCGGGACCGGAACGGATGATTTTTCAGCCAGCGATTTACCTGACGAAGATTTAGGCGATGTCAGTATTACATCCGGCGTTTATTCGGTTGATGACAACTCGTTAGGCATGACCGATATTGCGGCGGCTGATTATGGCGATGTGTCAGTGGGTGCCGATGGGACGGTGACGCTGGATGCTGATGTTGTGTCAGCGGATGAGATGGCCAACGCAGACCATGGCGACGTAAGCTGGTCAAGCGGTGTGGCGAGTGTCGAGGCCATGAGTGATGATCCAGTGCTTGATGGTAGTTTTGCTTTTGGAACGGCTGTTTTTTCTTATGGCACAAGTGCCGGGCAGGATGCGGTTGACGTGGACAATGTCAATGTCGCATTTATCGACGCGACTTCATTCGGGCAAACAATCGGTGGTTTTACGAATGGCGTTAGCGGTCAAGTTCTTTATATCACTGTCAAAAATGCCGCTGAAACCGTTACCCTTGAACATAACGAAGGCGCTGGGAATCAAGATCTTCTTTTGGATGGCGAGGGTGATGTGACGTTGAATGTTTATGAGGGCGTTACGCTCGTTTGCGATGGTACAGACTGGTATGAAATCAACCGTTAATTTTTAGGGCTTAGAAATGTCATTCACGGATCAATTAACATCTGATTTTGCCGCTTTCATCAATACAGATGAATTTGCCGAAGCCATTTCTTATAAATGCTATGGCGTTGATGCGGTGACTGTCGATGCGGTTGTGGTTCGTGAGGATTATATCAAAGCCCCCGGAGAGGAAAACTACCTGACAAAATCGGCGAATCTGTATGTGCTGGCTTCAGATTTGGCGGCGGCCCCGAATGTGGATGGCGATATTGCAACTTTTGACGGTGTTGCATGGGAAACTGACGCATGGAAACCAATCGGCGGGACTGTTGGCTATAAAATCCACGTGACCCGAAAAGAACTTTTAAGCGTTGAGGCGTAATGACCGGGGAAATAACCATACGACCGAACCAGGCTGATATTGAGCTTATAAAAGCGGATCTGAGGCATATTAATAACGGGATGCCTACTGCTGTTGTCAGGTCAATCAATCGGGCGGTGGATGGTGTTAAGACGGACATGGTGGCGATTGCCCGGTCAACGTACACGGCCAAAGCAACGGCGGCTCGTAAAAATATCACCGTTGCAAAGGCCAGCACCGGGCGCATAGTCGCTTATACGCAGTCAAAGGGCGAGCCGATTGGCTTGATTAATTTTACAGTCAGGCCGTCAACGGTGAATCCGAAACGAAAAGCGTCAATCACGGTCGAAGTGATCAAGGGCAAGCCGAAACCATTGGCTCATGGTTTTGTGGCGGTGATGCCGTCAGGCCATAAGGCAGTCTTTAAAAGGCCGAAGGGTAAGTGGAGCCAACCCGGCGGAAGCGGAACACCTTGGACGAAAACCGGAAATAGTGGGCGAGCAGGCCGCTTACCTATGCATGAGCTTTCCGGCCCCCGGACCGAAGATTTGTATGCAAAGCCTGAAAATCAGAAAAAATTACAGGACGGGGCTGACAAGAGGCTGACCGCCGAGCTTAAACGGCAGGCCGATTATCTTTTTAAACAACGAAACGGATTGCTCTGATAATGGCCGATACGATCAGAAAAAAAATACTTGATTCGGCAGAAACGGATTTTAAAGCTGAAACATGGATCGTTTCCGGCGGGGTTGATATTAATCCTGGGAAAACGAACTACAAACCAGCCGATATGCCGGGCATATCCATGTTTGCCGGTGACGAACAGGGCGAAGAAACTGTCGGTGGGATGCAGGACTGTCTTACTCAGGTTGAATTTCATTACATCGATTTATTGAGTAATCACGAAGGGACCGCCTTTGATGTGATTGAAGACATCAGGGGTAAAATGATTAATTCAATTATTAATTTCGATCTTGACGGGCTGGCTGAAAGTTCGACTTATGTCGGAGGGTCGGTTGAATATCCAACGATTGAGAACGAAACTTTCAAGGTTTCTGTATTATTTGAAATTTTTTATAGAACGTTAATTTTAAACCCATATTTACAGGGAGATGAATAAAATGAAAGCGAAAACTGCTTCAAATGCGATACTTTACGGAGAGGCCGGGCAGGATTTGGTTGAAATGGTTGCACTGTCTGATTCCGGCGATAACACAAAATTTAACTCGGCGGCGGCCCGGTGGTCTGATGCTTCGGGTAAAACCCCGGATGTAAAACCGAACGGGCTTGCGACCGGGGGCGTGGTTTCGATTGCCGATTCAGGGTCAAATGATGTTGTCGATATAACCGCCTTGACCTGCTACCTGGCCGGGGTCGAAACAGAGGTTTCAGCCAGTACGGACGAATCCATTACACGGGGCGATTCAAGTTATCTGCTGTTAACGCTTGCTGCAAGCGGGTACACGTCATGTGTGGCAGGGGATATTGGCAAGACCGTAACCGGCGGCGTGACAGGTGATACCGGCGAATTGATTGCTTATAACAACACAACCCGCGAATGGTTGATTGATCCAACCGAGGAGGCTGACACTTTCGATGATGATGATGAAGCCCTGACCATTGTTGCTGACGGAACCGGGGCGGGTGATTTAAGCGCAGTCGGTGCGGAAGCAACCCATAAAATCTGCTCAATTCAGGTGACCAGCGCAGGGGCCATATCTGTTGTGGAAGGTGATGAAGGAACGAGCTTTACGACGACCAGAGGCGTTCCTGGCGGTGCGCCTTATGTTCTGGCGACTTCCATTGAAATTGCACAGGTGCGTTATACGTCCACCACTTCGGCGGCGGTTGATGCTGATGAAATCAAACAGGTAGTAAACACGCATTGCGAGCGTTACGATTATCCGAATTGGGACGTAAAATACAGTCGGGTTACTGATGGCGTGGCCGGATATGCCGGGGTTACGTTCCTTTCAGCACTTCCCGACATTCATACAGGAGATATACCAAAGGCCGTATATGCCGAATATTACACGCCCTCGCTGGCCGAAGTCGAACTGTCATCTGATTTTGTCCCGCCTGAAAATTCTTATTCCGTGAACTCGGAGCAGGTTTACGGGGCAACGGTCGGGACCGAATCTTCATCTCTGGGAGCTGGCAGTTTTAAATCCCGATTGAGCAATGGGGTCAATGATACGATCCTTCTCATGAAAGATGATATCCGATGGTTCGTTTTTTATCCCGACCGACTGGTTACAACCAAATATATTTCTTGCCAGGGGAAAGTCGGAGTCAAGCGAGGGTTCCCGGCGGGTAACTCAATGACGGCTGATGTTACCATTGCCGCATCTGAGGTGGGTGACGACCAGTATTCTTAATTTCATAGGGGATTAAACAAAATGCCTTTTGATGCAAATAAGTTTGAAAATGCCAAGTTTACCGACCGGACGGAAGCCGTAGAGGTTCCGGATCTGGCTGAATGGTTTGACGAAGGCGAGGCTCCTGAAATTATTGTCAGGGGCCTTACCGGAGCTGAAATTGCGAGGGTAAACGAGGCGGCGGCTAAAAACAAGAATCTGGCCGGGTTACTGGAAGGGATTGCTTCAACGGATGTGAAGGAAAAAATTGATGCGGTCAAAGCGTCTTTTGGGATTGATGGGAAAGTTCCGGATGACATTGCCCGAAGGGTCGAGCAATTAAAAATCGGATCGGTTACGCCTGAATTTAATGATATTCAAGCCGCTAAATTTTTTGAGGTTTTCCCGATTGAGGGTTACATGGTGACCAATACCATCAACCGACTGACCGGCCAGGGTAAAAGCTTGGGGGAATCCAAGCCCTCTGGGAAGACAAAGAAATCCGGGCCAGCATGATCATGGCTGAAGCCAGAGGGCGGTTTCTTTTTGACGTCAGGCCGGATGTCTTTCCGTATGACCACCTATGCCGTGACGAGATCATGTTGTGGGGATTTCTGGAAAAAGAACGTGAAGAAATTAGAGAGCAAATAAAACGTGGCTGATCTTGAACGTACCATAAAAGTTTTGCTGTCTGGTGATAGCGGCGACTTAAACAAGGTTTTGCTTAATTCGGGCAAGGACTTTGACAAGTTTTCATCAAACATACAGAATGCCACTGCACCTTTAGCTGATTTTGGGAAAAAGGTCGCCTTGACTGAAGCGGCGCTTGTTTCCATGGTTGCCTATGGCCTTGTCAAAGCGGTTCAGGCATCATCTGACTTTCAGGCCGAATTCCTTGAAATCACCACGTTGATTGATGATACCGGGGAAAGCGTTGATCAGTTCCGGGGTCAGATTTTGGATTATGCCGGGGATAGTGTTAAATCCATCGATGATATCAACGGGGCGGTTTATTCAGCCATATCAGCGGGGATTGATTACAAAGACAGTCTTGATGTTCTTGGGGCGGCAGAGAAGCTGTCCGTTGCCGGTAAAGCGGATTTAAAAGACTCCCTGATTTCTGTTGCCTCAACAATGAACGCATACGGGGCCAGCGCAGAAGAAGCGGCGCAATATTCAGACTACCTATTCACCACTGTAAAACTTGGACAGACAACCCTTCCGGAACTGAATCAAAGCCTGGCGCAAGTCACCAATATTGCGGCGGCGGCTGGAGTTGGGTTTGATGAAGTATCGGCGGCGATTGCTGCCATAACCGCTACCGGTGCGCCAACAGCGGAAGCAATTACATACATCAAAGGGGCGATCACTAGCATTCTTAAGCCCTCCTCGGAAGCGGCAACGTATGCCAAAGAATTAGGGATTAATTTTTCTGCACAAGCTTTAGCAAGTAAGGGTCTTGCTGGTGTTTTAGATGAGGTCAAAACAGCCACCGGCGGCAATACTGAGGCCATGGCCGAACTATTCGGTAACGTCAGGGGTTTAAACGCGGCGCTGACGTTGACTGGTAAGGGTTCGGATAAATTCAAAGAATCCCTTGAAGCCATGGGGAATTCAACGGGGGCCGTTGCGGTTGCATTTGAAAAAATGCAAGAGGACATCAAACTTCAACTCCAAAACCTTAGTAACAATTTTGACCTACTCTTAATTGGGTCAGGCACAAAAATTGAAGCAGGCGCGGCGGGGATCATCGAATCTTTTTCAGGGATTTTTAAAACCCTTGCCGGAGAAGTTGACAAAGGGACGTTTGACGACATCTTTGACGCCTTTAATGCTTTTTTTGGTGATATTGACGGACTGTTAAAAAACGTAGCTGAGAATTTGCCGGAAGCGCTGGAAGGCGTTGACTTTTCCAAACTGATTCAATCTTTCAAGAATCTGGGCGGCGAGATCGGGGATGCATTAGATGCGCTTTTCGGCGGCGAACTGGACTTATCAACCGTTGATGGCTTAGAAAAAGCCGTTCAAAAAATAATTGATTTATTCACAGGTCTGACCAATTTCACAGCCGGTTTTATTGAGGGGTTGAGGCCGATGTTTGTTGTGATCGGCGAAGTCGCTGAAAAATTCGGTGAAATGGATGAGGCTGGTCAGGCGATGGCTGGCAACGTTTCTGGTTGGGCTACAAACATAAATGTTCTTTTCGGCTCATTAGACAGCATTAAGAATGCGCTTTGGGCTGTTGCTGGAGTGCTTGGAGGCAACTTGATCGCTGGACCGATTGCAGCTATCGGAGCAGCCGCAACCGGGTCTATCGGAGCAGTTGGCGTGGGAGTGATGGGGCTGGTTGTTGCGATTGATGAATTATATAAAAAATCGTTGTCTGTTATCGGGCTTGATTATCGTTCAGTTTGGGACAACTTAAAAGGCCTTGGCGAATCATTAGGAAATATTTGGGATATTGTTACCGGGAAACGCGACTGGAACACCGGCGAATTAAAATTAAATATAAATACAAAAGACTCTATTGAAAAATTGCTGGCAGTTCAAAGTGCCGGGGATGATTTAGCGGCAAACTTTTTCGATGTTGGTCAGGATATTGAGAAAAGCTTAAAACAAGGGCTTGAGCCGTTGTCTGACGTTATTGATTTGCCTCCGATAGAAATTAATCTAAACGTTGACACGTCGGATGTTCCCACCATTTATTCAGGCGTGGATAAAGATGGAAACATTTATTTTACAGACACGCCGACAGGTGCGGAATTTAAACATATCCCGGTTGATATTTCTCCAACGATTAACGATGAAAAGGCTGAGGAAGCCGTCGATAAAACAAAGACCTATATTGAGGAAATCAAGGTCAAAGCAGAAACCATTCAGACGGCGATGGAGTGGAAAGCAAAGGTTGATATCGCCCAGGTTGAGGCGGATGCAGAGGTAATGAAGACGGCTTTTGTGTCAGTTGACAATACGATTTCAAACACAACCGGATTGATCGGCGACTTGCTTGACGTTTGGACGGGTGCGAACACGTCATTTCATCAGAAGTGGGCCATTGAGTCTATGCTCGAAGATGAAATGGAAATGAGAAAAAAAGCGTTTGATTTGCAAAAAAAATTAACCGCTGCGAACCTTGAAATGATGGAAGCAAAACGCATGGCGCTGGAATCAGGCAATGGCCTCCTAACTATAAACATTGATGACTCCGTAACGCCTGCGATTAAAATGGTTCTTCACGAAATTTTAGCATTAATGCAGGTTGAAATGAACGAATACGCTCAAGAATATCTATTGGCGGCAGGTTAAAAATGATTGGATTGTCCGCTCCGACATCAGACACGGCAGGGTGTATTGTTTTAGATGA